AAAGAAGTCGTTGTACTACAACGTCGAGTTCTGCATCGCTCATTTCTTTCAAGCCAGCAGGCGTTGCAGTTCTATCCCAGTAAAGTGGATTCTTTTTCAGATCACTGTCGTTGTCAATTATTGCTACAGCCGTATCGTTCTGATATAACTCATACAGAGTGGCAGAAGTAGTTGGCTTCAACTGTGGCTCTACACGCACAGAGGTTAGTACCTCAGCATCGCTCGCACCAGCAACACTATTTTGCAGATCAGTAGTAGAACCGTTGATAGTAAAGTTGATTACGCCATCGTCAGTGATGGGAACAGTCCACGTGACTTCATAAGAGCCAGTGAGATTGCCATCAGGATAATTTTCCCACGAAACAGAACGACCGTTTGAAGTTGTGTGAGTCGCAGTAGGCGTTGTCGATGTTGTAATCGTGCCTATTGCCGCAGAACCCGAAATACCCAACTGATATTCGATTTCTTCAAATCCAACACCAGTATTTGTTGCGGTGCCTTGGAGCGTTAGTTCAATGGTGTCGCCAACATAGACAACACTAGGCAATGGCGTATAAGAACCAATGGTAACTGTATGCGTTGATCCTGCTGGATCAGATGCGTGAGTAATCGTAAATGTTCGACTAGTCGTAGTGCCAGGAATAGGACCTATACCAGATGTATAAAAAGTGTCTTCAAACGTGCCAACAAGTTCGGCTGCCGCGTTCGTAGAGAGCGCAGACAAATCACTTGTTGTCATTTTACTTAAATGAACACCCGCTCGATAAGCCAGATAATCTTCTTCAGAAGTCAGTAGCTCTTTGAACGCACCTTCATTTAAGTGTTTGAGAGGACGATAAGACATTAATTTTCCGACAGCACAAAAACAATTATTCTTTATTTATAAGATTTGTGGATCAAGTGATTCAGCATACTTTTTATTTCATCCAGATCCTTTTCGATAGTCTCTACCTTTTGTTCAAGTGATTGTTTTTGGGCTTTTTCAAGTTTACGGAGGCGTTTGCGCTCTCTGGCTTGTTCGATCTCCTCAGCATTGGTGTTAATCAATGCGTTGGTTTTCATGTCACGAACTAAGCCAGAGTGCCCCTTGACAGGTACATATCTGCTCATTATACTGCCAGATATCTGTATCTCAGATTCTTAATTGATGGTGCTCTGTCTCCACCAATAAACACGAACTTAAACTGTGCTTGCTGAAAAGGCTTCAGATCACCACCGAGACCACCTGGTAGCCACTGAGCATCACGATAAACTTGAGAATTGTCAAACGGAATATTGTCAACAGGTTCTTGATATATCCAGTACTTATCGTTGATGTTTTCATCACCGCCAGCAGTTCTGAAATACATTTGGATATCAGCGTCATTAGGAATGTTTACTAATCCTCTGACTTCTATACCCACAGCGTCCAAATCGAGGAATACAGGAGTTGTAATATGTTTCGAACCCGTTGTTCCTGAAGTAGGACTTGTTTCGTCTACAGGCAGAATTGCAGGCGTGACAGATGGATCGTCAAGCTTGAATCCAGCGAGCGTAATAGAAGCCCTCTGCATGTCAACAATTGGAGAAACATAGTCATTGGCAGTCTTCATGTCAAGCTTTACGTAAACTGAAGCAACACCAGCACCCAGATTTGCTTCTTCTGCCGCTAAGTTGTAGATCGCTTTTGGTGTATCAAAATCAATGTTTTGCATCAAAGTGATTCTAGAATAATCAGCGTCTTGAGTCCATCTCTGAGCCTTAGTGATGCGTGTACTCGACAACATCTTGCCTTCTGTCCACTTAGCACCAGCATCGATTGATGTAAAGTTTGGTACTACAGTTTCAACCGTAGGCATTGCTGTGTTGAAAATTGCATTTCGTCTTGATAGTGTCCAGTGACTAGAACCAAGTCCAGAAGACGTTTCTACTGGATGGGCAGCGTCATATGTGAACGAATAACCGTTAACGTCAGCAGAGTCAACCGTGTGTGCGCCTTCAATATAACTTATAATATCAGAACTGCTAGTAAAGACACCAGAACCATCAATTCTATCTGCAAATCCACCAGGACCGATTCCAGAAGTTGCAACACTATCGAGACGACAGAGATCGCCAGGCTCTAGACCATGATTAGCATGATGAATGTAAATCTTTCTAGAACCAGCAAACGTCTGAATGTTGGGTTTATTCGCTTCTTTTGTAGGATCAACTTCGCCAATCAACTTCGGAGGTAACGGCACATTCTTAAGAATTAGACTACCGCCACCAAGATCGAACTTCGCACGATTTAGTTTGTACATCAAATCTTGATCTTTTGCTTCGATCCAAGACAAGCCGTTTTGAGGCAAGTAAAGAGAGCCTGGAGCATTTTGCGTAGATGTAATACGTGACGTAGATCCAAACACAGGCAGTAACGTCTTCGAACTAAACAGTTCATATTCGGTTGACTGAGAAGTAACTACAATCGCATATGATGTCCAAGGCTTCAGATATACTGGCTCATCAAATGTAAACGTTGTTGGTCGTGCTTGAATAACCGAAAGCACTGGATCTGTACCAACTACTTGTACATCACTTGCTTTCAAAACAACTTGCGAATCAGGAACAATCTCATTGTGCGCAGGCTTGCCATTGATTACAGGACGTAAGTGGATTTGTACTGGTAGATTACCAGCGTCTTTTGCTCTGAAGTAGAGTTGCAAACTTGTCAGTGTAACACCGAACTGATTGTCAACAAAGAAGGTCTGAGCCATAGGATTCTGTGGCGCAGTCAACACATTCGTTTCTGTTCCTGCAAACTGATTCTGATCTACATCGATGTAATCAGAAAGAATCTGCGACATCTGACCATTCGCGTCAAGTCCTGTTAGAGCGGCACCAGATAGCGCGGCAGTGGCAGGTCCATACAAGCCAGAGAATCTAGGATCCACGAGATTTACAGCAGAAGACCGTATCTGATCCAGTGTATCTCTAAGTTCTTTTGGACTGTAAATCTGTGCCCAGTGAACCCAATACGACAACGGCCACCAGTAACCCCAAGGTCTTGAAGTGATCATATTGTGCCAGTGATGCCAAATCGCACCAACTGCGGCATAATATGCAAAGCACTTACTATCAGCGTTGCCCCAATCATTACGTGACGTGTCAAGCAATTTAAATTCGCGAATACCTGTTTTAAAGCAAATGTTCGGAGAGTTTGCTTGTGTTTCTCGATCGGTCGCTCTAGTATTCCAACGCCTCGCAGTGTTCGGAATCCAAAGAGAACCAATGATTTCTCCGTTAGCGTCAGAAATTAGATCAGTAGAGCCATCGGGATGTTCAGTCTGCCAGTACGGGTCTTGTGGATCTGTTTGATCAGTTCGATCAGACCATCGTAAAAATGCTGGCTCTTCACGCACAAAACTAGCCATGTTGTCGCCGTCAAAGAAAGCGTAGTGTTTGGTGTTTGGCTTAAGACCCTTTGCGTGAAAGAAAATCTTTCTGGAACGCAACCAAGGAATCAACGCAACGTCGATGATACGATTACCAACAGCTTGTCGTAGTGTTTCAGATGGAACAACGCGAGAAACGAATCGACCTCCAAATCGCGTAAACGAACTTCTGCCAGAGAAGTAACGTTCTCTTAACTCGACCAATCTACGGCGACGAATTCCAATAATTGACGTTTCTCTTTCGTAGTATGGATTCCATTGTTCAAGGTCTTCAGCACTTCTGCCTGCCCAGTTCCATACCCAGTTGTTCCACAGATATGCTTGTCTACGGTCGAGACGACCTTGACCAGGCACTGCTCGATCAGCACGAGCTGGATCTTTCCATTCATCACTCGTGGGTGAAAGCTTTAGTGTTCCCACGTTATCGACCAAGCCAAATGGATTGATTTTAACTGAAGTAGACGCAAGGTCTTGAACCGCCCATGCTTCTGAGTCATGAGTCAGATAAACATTGTCACCTTTCTTTACAATGCCACTAGACTGTGTGTTATCAACAACCAAACGAATGTTGTTTTCGTCGAACATAGGACGAATCAGTTTGCTTTCAGGATCCAAAGATGCTGAGTAGTCTGGATTGTTGGTATCTGCTCCCGTTTGATCGTTATTATCATCGCAAAGATTACCACATTCCGTTCTTGCATTGCCAGCACTGTCGAGCGCGGCAAACAGTTTTTGTTCAAGCTCGAGGAGACTGAGTTCTGTGTATTCTTGCAGATCATCTATCTTCGCTTCGAGTTTGGCAATATCTGCCATCGTATAACGTCGATGCTCGATTGGTGTGATTCGACAATCATCAAAGCCATGCATGTTGCCGTTGACCAAAACCTTTGCAAGTTCTAACGTATTGTCTGGCGTTGGCTTGTACTGCGGATTGCCTGCAGGCTGACCCATCAGTACTTGAACTTCACCCTCTTGCGTCAGAAGAATTTTGTCTGCTCGTGGCAGCCAGTAACTGACTGTGGCTGTTACACTTGATCCGTTTCGTGGCAAATCAAACGTACTAAAGGGTGATCCTTCGTCAGGTCTAAAATCAAGATAGTTCTTAGGATTAATTACGGTACCGTCTTGTTGAATCTGATCTAAAGTACCACCAAAATTATTGCCTAAGACAAGAGATTCTGGATACGAAGTTGCATCAAAGAAGTCGCCGCCAGCACCACGCGCATAATAGTCATAATAAACATTTAATGTTGTGGGAACACTATCATAATCGCTATTTAAGATTAATCTACTTTTAGCATAATAGTTGTCACGTACGCCACAATCTAATCTAACGTCACCAGTCATATCACGACCGTTAATGTTATTGACGTTTACTTCGCGAACTTCGTTGACATCAACGTAAGGAAACTCGTAGTAATACTGCCTAGCCGCTGAATCGTATGCTACAGTCAGCTTGCCGTTGTTAACTGTGGTTAACGTTTTGGATTTTCTCGTAGCAGTTTTCTGAACATAGCAGAGAACTTCGTAAGTGCTGGATGGAGTTAGACCCGAAATTGTAACGTCACGTCCACTGTTAGTGGGCGTTCCGACTGTATGTGCTTCAGCAGAGGCTGAACTTGTTGATACGACCCAAAGAGTAGTGTCTGTATATGATGAGCCAGTCGGAAGTGTAGCAAGAGTAATTTCTCCGCTACCGTTTGCTACGAGTCCGCTTTGATGTTGCTGTATCGTAATTGTAATATCAGAGAACGACTCGGGTCGAGGACGTGACAGAGGGAACAACAGATTATTATTATCAACTGTTCCGTTAAGAGTCGCACCTTGAGTGCCTTGCGTTATATTGAAAACATCAGACGAGCCAGAGCCGATACTTTTAATGCTTCTTAGTGAGCTGGCTGAATCGACGCGAACATCATACACATAGACACGATAATTTGCACCATCTTCTTCGACAGCACGAATTCTTGCAGTGCCTAACGAAGATCCACCAGCCTGAAAATCGTCATATAGATTGACTTGTGCATGATCCAGATCAGGTAGACCACGATTACTGTCTGCTAAGAAGTAATTACCATAACTGATCGGAATGACATCATTATCGACAGTCTCAGTTACTAGTGGCTTAGGAACACTCAAACGAGTAGCAGTTGCTCTTTCGACACGATAACCATTGACATATGCCATACCTGGTGATACAATCACATCGAAATTAGAATCCCTTGCACTGAAAGTTCTTTCGTCTACACTTACTCTGAATGGATCGACGATGTAGTTACCAGACTCTTCGAACGTTCTTTGTGCAATTAGATCGTTGATCGTGTTGTATGCATCAATCTCTTTGACTTGCTCAACGATCTTTGAATTTTCGATATTAGCCACAAACACGAATGTGTCATTAGCAGTTACTTTACTCAATTCGGTAAGTTGCAGATTGATTCTAAGACGATCAGCACCAGGTGAAGCCGTGTTAACAATACCATTTGCGTTGTCGAACAAAGAAGTGTCATCATTGACAGTGACAACTTCTTGAACAACCTTAAATCCTACAGTCGTAGTCGCAGAGGCTGTATATGGAGACAGAATAATAGACTGTTCAGTTGTGTGAACAAAGTGACCTAAAACAAAGAAGTCTCCTTCGCCCAAAGTAAATCTAACGCCCTTACCAGTCGCATTAGGAGTTTCAGTAGTAATCTGATAACCACCACCAGACTGATCAAACAAAACTACTCCATCATCAAACTTCTCATTTGCACCCGCGCCAGAATTTACATACTGGACATAAAGAGTATCAAGAACAAAACCTTCATCAACGTTTCTAGGCTTTAAGTCGATTACTTTCGCTTCAACACCTGTGTTGGTGTCTTTGAATATGGTACCAATAGGAATATCAGTAAACGCACCGCCAGCATTTACAGCCGAGACTTTGATATAGTCAATACTTGCATCAACAGCCATGCCTCCAGTATTGACCGCGGCACCTTCTTTGAAAACGTTTTTACCAAATCTAGCAAGTTCTTGAAAGATGATTGTCTGTAGTTGCGTCAACTCTCGCGCTTGTAGAGCGCGTCCGTTGTTAAAGAGGACTTGATGAAAATTGTTATCCTCATTAAAATCATCTGAATAAATGCCAGATAGCGTATTGGATGTGAATTCTGTTGCCATTTTTTATCCTAATTGAATAACTATTCTAATGTCTTCGGTTTGATCTGCTTCACGAGTAATTGCTTCATCGAGTGTATTTATGTATAAAATCTCACCTGAATATGCATCAATGTCGGGATCAACAACACCTGTAATCGTTGCTGTACCGCCCTGTTCGTTAACTAATGCCATTCCAGCAACAAAAGTGCCGTTTTCGGATTGCGGGCTTTCAAATCCTGTTTCAACGTCTTGATAATAGTAAAGAGTGTTTGTATCAAGATAAAGAATCTTGCCTGTGATTGTTGCTTGTGCATTAGTGAAAGTGTCGCCTTCTATCCATACACCTGTAACACCATCTACCGTCAGTACTTTAGAGGCTTGTCCTGTATTTCCATTGTAAGCAGAATCAGTGCCGTATCGTGTCAATCCCTTAATAATTCCCACTTGATGAAATTCAGTGTCGTTGGCTACGATAGTGCCCTCTTCGCGACCTATGAAATCTGTTTGTAGCATGAGTTCTCGACACTTAAGATCGCTGATTGGATCAGCACCGAGTCCTATTCGTGGTGCGATTACTGGTCTGAGAGATGCACCAGAACCACCGCCTGGATCTGTAACTGTAATAGACGCATAATCATAATCTGCGCCGTGCAAGAATCCACCAAGTCCGTTTGAATCACATCTTACATTTACGATTCTATTATCGAAAATGTCTGCTATAAATCGAGCACCTGCTCCATTACCTGTGAACGTAAGTGTAGGGTTCGTATAATTGTCGCCACCACTGTCAATGATAACGCCTAGAATCTGTCCACCAATAGCACTATCTTGCAAATTCAGTTGTTGAATCTCTTCGGGAATTGTAGTCGTTCTGTCAACTATCTGTTTGATTGGAGCGTATTGTCTAGTTTGAAAACTACCAGCCGCAAAGTTACTGATCGTGTACATGAAGCGCCAAAGATAGCCATCGTTCGTTCTAAAAGACTTTGCTTGATTTTTTGCTTGAAAAGAATTAGGCTCAGTAAATGCAGGCTGAATACTGCCATCATCCAAACGACCCTGCTCAAGGCACAAAAAGACTTCACGGGCACTGTTAATTACGTAGAAATTTGTTTGAAAAGGATCGTTGTTGTCGTAAGGCTCGTATATCTGACCGCTTTCCCAATTGACAACCGAAATCACATACGATGCATTACTCATAATTTTAACTGATTGCAAAGTATGTCTAAACTTATCTTGATTAAATTTTGAGCCTACGATAGCCTCAGTAATCCCATCAGCGTCGGTAATGGGATCTGATCTGGCAATTCCTATATGATAAGGCGGAGAAGAACTATCAACATCTGCTTTAAACAGAGTCAATAGATGCTCTCTCATACTGTTAGTTGCGGATGCTGGCATAAGTAATTCTCTTTAACGATGTTCTATTTATAACGTATCTGTAATAACTGCACGTGCACGTGATGCTTGATTGTCATAACGAACGATATTGTTTCGTAGAGGACTAATTACTGACGGATTAGCTGGCGTTGCGACAACCCTAATGTATGCACCATTCAAAATCGTGCCAGTAAAATTAAGTAATGTAATAGTTCCATTCACAGCATCATATGTGCCGGCATTATCGATCAAAGGATTGCCAGATGCAATCTCAATGATTTCTATAATGTTTGTGTCTAGCCTATTTTTTAAGACACACGGTTTACTTTGAAAGTTGAAAGGATCCGATTCTACAATGAAATTGTCATCGTCTGGAGCAGAAATGGCAGCCGCAAAGAAAATAGTTTGTGACGGCGAGCCATCGGGCACAAATCTCTTCTGCATTTTAATGTCCGCTCTACTAGACAATATCGCATCATCTGTTGCGTCAATTTCAGTCAACATATTTGAACGACGGAAAGCCTGATTGAATCCACCTGTGCTTGTGTCGAAATAACTCTGCATAGCCGCCAAAACTGAATTTTCTACTGTTGTTGTATCAAGTGATGTCAACTGTGGATTAAACTGAAATGTCGTAGTAACTTCAAGAAACGTTTCGACAGGATCTGTAAATTGAACATCAAACGATGCAATCGACAAATCGTCAGCAAGCGCAGTGATGTCACTTTTCGTGTTCTCAATTACTACGGCATCATCTGTGCTAAAGACGATTGACAGATATACAGAGCCATAGTCAGCAGGTATATTATCTTCACCACCCCACGCTTTAATGTCACTCACCACATTAGAAAAGTTTCGTTTAACAAGTGCGGCGTAGTCTTGTGCTGTTACCATTCGATTCTGGGCTGCCCACTGAAATGGCGCGTTCTTTCGAATAGACTCGATCTCTTCTTTAAATGAACCACTTGAAGAAACAGAGACAGTAGTAACACTCAACGTCTTGCCGTCGATAGTTGTTGTGGGAACAAATGTTTTACCACCATTGGCTTCTGGTCCAGCAACAGCAGAGTAGATGACTTCAATCTTATCACCCGCTTGAGGGAATCGACCAAGTCGAACGCCATTACCAAATGTCAGTTCGTAATAGCCGTTAGGCGATTCTTTCATAACATAAATTCGTGACGTTTCGTCAATTGTGGTTGTGTCAAAAATATTAATGTATTGATCATATCGATTAGATGTGATACTATCGTATACACGCACAACTACAGTATCGAGATCGAGATTTTTCACGGGAAGAACGTATGTGTCATTTTCGCTCGATGGACCTGCAATGAAAGTTTTGCGCTTAGTCACTCCTTCATAAATCGGAACGTTTCGATTGCCATTCAGAGTAAACTGATAAACGCCTGTGCCGTCTGCTAAAGCAGTTAATGCATCTCGCGTCTGAAACGTGTAACTTTTACTGTTGATAGTAGTAGTGAATTTTGTGCCAGACGGAATAGTCATTGAGGATGGATTGTCGTTGTTTGTGACTTGCAAATTGACCACAGCAAACGAAGCCTTTCTTGATCCTACGCTATAGCCTAGACCGCCAGCAAGACCTACGAGAGACGATCTAAGTTGCGCAGAACTTAAAAACGATTCGTTCAAAGCAAAGTTAGCCATTAACGCATTGTAGTGCGTATTGTAAGCGAGAACATCAAGCAGATTTGAAAGACCAGACGCTTCGAAGTTATAGTCGGCAAACTCCGGTTTCTGTGCCAAAAACAATTTCAAATTGTTCTTGATCGTGTTAAAATCTAGTTCTGTTGACTTAATGGTAGTCGCCATTTTTTACTCCGATTAATCGATAACTTGTTCTGGTAGCAAGAAGTCTTCGCCGTTCTGTAGTGATATCTGATCACCATCTGGCACTGTAAGAATACCCTCAAGAAGATCAGAATCAATAAGCAGTACGCCTTCAATAAAGCCATTGAACAATGCGAAGATCATATCTGAATCTGGATCTGTCAGCAGTGCATCAACAGGCGGTATTACCAGATCACGTTTGACCAAATCACCACGATATGTGGCAAGACGATCATCATTCTCTGCACGAATAATATCATTGTAGATAATAAACGGCTCGGTTGTAATCGGCAGTGAAGGAATTTCAGTTGGCGCAGATGGATTAAGAGAAACTTTTAGTGTTTCAACTAATCCAGTAGCGACTACTCTAAACTCAACCACCACCGATACATTATTGTAATCTGGTGTTGCTACAACTTTAACATTTAATACTTTAGCCCTAGGCTCGTAACGCTGAATTGCTTTCTTTATTTTGCCGATGATCTCTTCACCGGTGTCTTCATCCATCAACTCAAATAGAAGACCACCAAGATCAGCGCCATAATTTGGACGATACGGCTTTTCGAATCTGTTCGTCATCAACAGATTCTTAACAGCCTGTTTTACAGAAGCCGCATCAGTCTTTTTAAAAACATCTCCGTCAGAAGTTGGCGTTCTGGCATTTAAAGACAAGTCAATATCCGAGTAGTCACGCTCTTTTACAACGCGAATGCTCGTTTCTAGATTGCCGTCTTCTGTAGAGAATTTTTTAGCCATTGTAAACCTAAAAAGCTTTTTCGTTTATTTATATCAATCGTCAGGAAGAATTTCTAGCAGTTCGTTTTTAGTCTGAAGTTCACCGTTATATGTTGTCTCTACGTTGTACGAGTACGAAACGTCATAACTCGATGGCACCTCAGGCATTTCTAAAACTATTTGGCACGTTAAGTCACCATTTGGATCGTATGTGTCGTAATCCAGGGTTAATTTGTCGTAATCGATGTAATCTTTCCAAAACACCGCTAGATCAAATGTCTTGCGTGGATCAGTCTTGCCATTCTTATCAATTAACTGATACACAATTGCTCGACCCTCTCTGCGCAAATCGTTTACGCTACCACCGCTGGGTCGTTCACCAACATACAAAGGAATACGTGCAATCCATCCTTCGGGTCCTTTACCAAAAGAACCGCCATCGTTTTCACGTGCAAGTTTCTTTGCCTGATCTTTTGATCCAGCTGGTATTTCTTGAATCTCAAATTTTGGATTTGGCTCGTAGATACCTTCAGACACAATTAGTCGATGCTGTCCGAACGTCATATTGCCAATCACCGTCTTCATTGCATTTGCGTGTAACACAAGATTACGTGCAATCTGTTTTAGATCGGGCGCTCCAAAAAAGCCTTTTGCATACAGCTTTTCAAACTGTGTACGTGAGCCACGCGCACCCAGAAACTTTGCGCACGTGATGCCTGGACCTAGTTTAGTCGATGACGTAATCTGACTTTCAAACTCAGGATTATATTGTGGATCAACTAATATCTTCATTACTTATTCACTCGGAATCGTTTGCTTCTGTTTTCAGCAGGATTGTTGCCTATCAAGTTAGTACCAAATCGAATCGTGCCCTGCTTCGAAGCAGATCGACCAATGTTCTTTGGTATGTTCTTCTTAAAGTCTTTATTGAGTTTACCCTGTGACACAAGATAACTCGTAAACTTACCGTTATTGAAATGTTGCGGATCACGCAACTTAGAACG